GGCGGCCCGCCTTGGTGGCGAGTTGGGCGATGATCTGGGCGGCGCTCCACAGGTCGGTGGCCAGGGTGCCGGCGTCGTTGATGAGCCGGTGCTTGGTGGCGTCGCCGATATGGGTCTGAATGTTGGCGTTGGCCGGCTCGTAAGTGCCGGCATGGTTGTGCCCGGTGGCCGCCTTGGTAGCGAGCTGGGTGATGATCTGGGCGGCGCTCCACAGATCGGTGGCCAGGGTGCCGGCGTCGTTGATGACCCGGTGCTTGGCGGCGTCGCCGATATGGCTCTGGATGTTGGCGTTGGCCGGCTCGTAGGTGCCGGTATGCAAATGCCCGCTAGCCGCTTTAGTGGCCAACTGGGCGATGATCTGGGCGGCGCTCCACAGGTCGGTGTCCAACGTGCCGGCGTCGTTGATCGTCCGGTGCTTGGCGGCGTCGCCGATATGGCTCTGGATGTTGGCGTTGACCGGCTCGTAGGTGCCGGTATGCAAGTGCCCGGTAGCCGCTTTGGTGGCCAACTGGGCGATTATCCGGGCGGGCACTCCATAAATCGGTGGTCAGTGTTCCGGCGTCATTGATGACGCGGTGCTTGGTGGCATCGGCGATATGGCTTTGAATATTGCCGTTGGCTGGCTCGTAGGTACCGGCGTGCAGATGGCCCGAAGCCGCCTTGGTGGCCAGTTGGGCCAAGATCTGGGCGGCGCTCCACAAGTCGGTGGCCAATGTGCCGGCGTCATTGATTACCCGATGCTTGGTAGCGTCATCCACGTGGGCATCCAAGGCGGCATGCGTCTTCGCACCCACGTCCGACAGGTTGCCATGCGGGATGGCGATGGCCTGGGTGCCATCGAAATTGACGCCGGCGATTTGGCGTGGGTTAAGCAGCCGTGAGGCCGTCCCGGCATTGCCCGTGACATCGATGCCGGCTGGATTGGGCAGGTTGGCTTCCGTGAGCTTACGAAACTCGAAGGTTGACGAGCCGGTGGCCACCAACACGTGGCCACTTGTCAGGCCAGCGGCCACGTGGGTCAGCAACCCATGGACGGCCGGGGCCGAGCCGCTGTCTTCCGGGGTGGCTAGGCGTAAAAGCTGCTCGACCGTCAGCTTGCAGGTCACGCCAGCGATGTTGACCGGGATTTCGGCGGTCCGGCTGGGAGCGCCAGCCAGCAAATCGGAAATGAGCTTGGCGAGCATTAACGCGTTCTCCCCTTGGGCCGGCGGGCGTCGCGGCTCAATTTGTTGGCCACCACGGACAGTTCCCGCGGCAACCCTTCCAGGGCTTCCTGGTTGGCCCGGGAGGCCAGGGCCGAGGTGGCGGCCACCCGGGTCCAGGCGGCGCTCGATGCCGGAGGTATCCACGTTCGTTGTGTTGCCGCCCTCGGACAGCCATTCCAGAATCCGCGTGTGCTTTCTGTCGAAGACCCGCTCGCCGTCCATGAGCGCGGGACGGGATGCTGTCGACTCCCGGGATGCCGCCGACGGCCAGCCCGCCTTCGGAAAACCCCACCAGATGCACGGTGCCGTCCTCGTCGACCTCAACGCCGGAGCCGCCGGAATACAGGTCGCCCGAGGCAAACAGGCTCGACCAATCCAAACCGGACGACTCGGCGGCGGCCGTCGAGGAAGAACCGCCCGACACCGTGGCCAGGAGCGACGCGGCGGCCGCCGCCCTGGCCGCGTTGGCGGCGGCCATGGAATCGGCGTAGGCGCTGGAAAAGCTCGAATCGTTGATGGCCGAGACGATAGCCGACACGCCGTCGCCCCAGGCGCTGGCCAGCGTCCCCAGGTTGGCGTTGGACCAGGGGTGAGCTGGGTCGACCTGCCAAGGTCAGAATTGGCAATCTCGTTGTTGATGGCGTCGAGCTGGCCTGCGCCTGGTCGACCTGCCACCTGGGCGTAATCCTCCAGGCTGGCCAGGGTGGCGTCGGCGTGCTCGAAGTCGGCGAAGTAGTTTTTCCGACGGACGCGTAATAGTCCGCGAGGCATTGAGATAGGCCTGGGTCAGGTCCGGCAGCGCGGCCATGGCGTCCTTGTCCCCGGCCGGGCCCTTTGGTCGCCCGTCTTCGTCAAAGGCGGCCTTTTTTCTCCTGGATAGACTTCGTAGGGCGAAAGTCGGTCAGGTTCTCGTCCAGCTGATCGACTTACGCAGATCTTGAGGCTGCCAGGAAGGCCGACCACAGGTCGAGGGTGGCCTGGATGGCGTCGCGTTGCGTCTCCAGGGCCTTGATCTGGTCGTTTTATGCCGTCGATCAGCGTCTGGTTGGTGGGTGTTCCAGGCCTGGCCGGCGGTCTTCAGCGAACTGTCCCCAGGCCTCGACCCATTGGGGCGGGCGTCGTCCAGGCCTTGAGCTGGTCGGCGACAGGGACGAGTTTTTCCATGGCCGCCCGATAGGAGGCCCAAAAGTTATCCAGGGTGACGCCCGAGGCATTGAGCGCCCCGAGGGCCTCGCCGCGCCGTCGGCGTAGTATTTCATGAGCCGGGTGGCCTGCTCGGTGCTGCTGTAAGCGTTGGTGTAGTAGCGGTTGAAGGCGTCGGTCACGGCGTCGGTGCTGCCAAAAGCATCCACGATCTCGCTGGCGTATTGGGCCAGGGCCAGCTTGGCGCAGCTGCTCGTTGGTGGCCTGCACCTCCTCGCCGGTGGGCGGCGGCTTGGGCCTGCATGTCCTTGAGCGAAGCCAGGGTTTCGTCGTCGAGCACACCGACAGGGAATCGAAGTCCATGCCGGCCGTGTCGGCCGAGTCGCCGGCGGCCAGCATCTTGTCCACCCAGCCCGGAAATATAGTCCTCGCCGGCCAGGGATTCGAGCGACAGGCCCATCTGCTTGGTTGCGCCCTGAACCGTGGACAGAGAGCCATAGAGCCGGGACAGTTGGTCAATCCAAGCTTCATTCTCTTTGGCAATGGCCGAAAAAAGCCCCCACCAGCCCGGAATCGGTCAGGATTTTGCCGGACTTTGGCGTTGCTGACGTTGCGGTAATAGTCCTCTTCCTGGCCGGGGCGACCGTCCCATTCCGGGAAGTAGAAGTTCGCCAGGCTGTCGGCGGTCTCGACGCCAAGCGTCTTGAATCCGGCCTTAATGGCCGTGGTGTAGGTGCCCAGGGCGTCGTTGACCGCGTCGGTGGTCGCGGAGTCCGCCGGCCCGGTGGAAACGGATCTCATGCGAGGTGGACGAGCCGCCGAGCATCGACGATTCGGTCACCTTGTAATAGTCCCGTGCCGCTCACGTTTGGTGGCATCGCCAACGATGGCCACGCGCATGCCGCTGCCGGTCTTCTCCTCCGGTTCTTGGTTGGTCTGCGTCCCCATGATCAACCAGCCCACCAAGCGCGGCCACGCCGCCGACAACCCCAGGACCGTGCCCAGGCCGATGCCGGCTGAAGAGGCCGCCAACGCGCCGCCGGAGGCCGCGCCCGAAGGTGGACGGCCGTATAGCCGCCGAGGCCGCCGGCCGTGGTCCCGGCCATGCTCGCCGCCGTGGCCGCGCCGGCTCCGGTCGAAGCCAAGGCCCCCATTTCCGTGGCCGAAGCGGCGGATAACGAAGCCAGGGAGGTGGCTGCCGCTGCTGAAACAGGTCGCCGACGTAGCTCATGCCCTTGGAAATGCCGTAATCCGTGGCCTTGCTTGTGATCTTGGACAGGGCCGAGGAGGTCAGGGAATCGGAGCCGGAACCGGACGTGGAGCCGGTCAAGGAGCCGGAGGTGTCGGAGCCCACCACCGACTCGACAATGGGGATGATGACGTAGTTTTCCAGGGCGTAGGCGATCATCTTCTGGATGATCGTCATGAGGTAGTCGAGCATCGAATCCATGGCCGATTTGAAAGCGTCGGCCATGGATTCACTACCGGTGATCCAGGCCTTAAAGCCCTCCGTAGCCCCGCTGGCGACCGTCCCCGACAGATCATGGACACCCGATGCGATGTCCTTGGACAGCGACACCCAGGAATCATGCTGACGGGTGTTTTCATCCTTGTAGAGGCCGAATTCCAGGGACAGGGCGTCTTTCAGGGTCGAAAGAAAGTCCTTCTCGTACTCCAGACGGGCCTCGATCTCCTGCTTGCGCAGGTCCGACCGCTTCTTGGCCGCGTAGGCCTCGTAGGCCACTTCGCTGTCGCAGTTGTCCTTGACCCTTTTCAGGTGCTCATCGAGCAACGCCCCGGCCGCCTTCCAGTAGGCATCGGACACCCCGGCCAGTTCGGCGAAAGCCGACTTCTGGTTTTCCAGCTCCTTGAGGCGGATTTCCTCTTTGAGGTCGGCCAAGGCCTGGGCGCGTTCGGCTTCGTTGGAGTACCGAGCCTTGACCACTTTTTCCTGGGCTTCCTCCCACTTTTGGAGTTCGGTCGTAGCGCCGCCGTAAATCAGGTCCGGGTCGCCGGTCAGTCGGCCAAGCTCCTTCATGGTGGCGGCAGCCGTGTCCATGGCCGCCTCCCAAGCCTTGATCTGGACGATTTCCTTTTCCAGCGCCCGGGCTTCTTCCAGCTTGGCCAAGGCGGCCTGGTAGTCGGCCACATCGCCCTTGGCCCCGATCATGGCCTTGCGGATGGTCGCGCCGAGCTGGTCGTAGCGCTTGTCGACCTTGGCCAGGTCGGCGGCCAGGCTGTCCCCGCCCACCTGGGCGGACAGCGCCTCGATCTGGTTTTCGATGGATTGCAGATAGGCCGCGCCTTGGGACTCGAAGCGTTCCATGGCGTTGGCGGCGGCCCCGGTGGACTTGGTCAGGTTCTTGACCGTGTTGTCCTCGGCCTCCTGGATGCGTTGGACCGCCTTGTAATAACTCGGCAGATCGACAAGCCCGGCTTGCAGTTCGGCGTAAGCGTCCTTCTGCCTGGCCACGGACAAGGCATGCGCATCGGTTGCCCGGGTCGTCTTATCCAGCTCGGACTCGCTGATGCCTGCCCGGCCGGTATTGAATTGGGTTACGGCCCCGTTGTCCTTGATCTGCTGCTTGGCCAGATCGTCGCGCTGTTTCTTGAGTTCCTTGTACCCAAGGCTAGCGTCACGGAGCTGCCCGTTGAGACTCTCCAGCTCACGGGACAGAGCGTCGGCCTCACGCAGGTCCAGGTTCGGGTTGGCCAGCTTGGTTTCCACGGCCGTCTTGCTGGTCGTGACGATGTTGACGGCGTTGTCCAGGGAATACTGTCTGGCCTCCAGGCTGCGGGTCTTGTATTCGGCCGTGCCCTTGATGAGGTCCTGGATGTAGGCCTTGGCCTGGACGAGCTGGGAGTTGTCCACCTGGGCCACGACGTTAACCACCCAGGTCTGGCCGGTCAGGGCCAGGATCTGGTCCTGGAACCACTTGAGCTTGGCCCGCAGTTGGTCAACGGATTCGCCCGACGGCCCGAAATCCACTTGATGGGTCTGGACTTTGACCAGGGCGTCGGCCAGCCCTTGCGCCTGGTCCTTGAGGTCTTTGACGAACGTGGCCTTGCGCTGGTCCAGGGCGTCGAGCTGCTGCTTGAGGCCATCCAGGGAGGTCGTCCAGGTGGCGAATGGCGAAAGATCGCCCTTGGCCTCGGCCATAAGCGCCCGGTAGGTGACCGTGAACTGCTCCAGGTTGTGCGTCAGGTTCTTGTTGAAGGCCGTGGCGGTCTTCTCGGCGAAGTTCACGAGACCGGTCAGCGCCGAGGAGTTGGACAGCTCCAGAAAGGAATTTTTCAGGCGCTCGGCATTGGCCATGGCCGTGTCGGCCGTGGCCTGCCAACCGTCGCCGAACTTCTCAAGCTGCGTGGTCAGTTTGGGGATGAAGTCATTTGAAATGACTTCGCCGTTTTCCATCATCTTCTGGAAAGCGGCCGTGGTCACGCCCAAGGCGTCCGCGCCCATCTTGAGCGCGCCGGGGATGCGTTCGGCGAACTGCTGTCGGTATTCCTCGGCCTGGACCGTGCCCTTGGACAACATTTGCTCCAGAGCGAGCAGCGCGCCGGCCACGTCTTGGGAGGAACCGCCCACCTTGGTGATGGCGGCCGTGACCGCCTCAAAGGTGCGACGCTGGTTGTCTGTGGACAGGCCGACCGCTTCGGAGGCGGCCGCGAACTTCTTGTACGCGCCGGCCACGTCCAGCAGGCTCTTGCCAAACGCGTCGGCCATGCCGGCGGCATAGCGGAGTTGTTCGGCGGCGTTGTCCTTGAACACCGCCTTATAGGTGGCGGCGAGCTGCTCCATGGCCATAGCCGCGCTAATGACCTGGTTGGCAAACGTGATAACCTGGTCAACGCCAAAGGCGGCCACGAGCACCGGGGCAAGTTGGGCGGCCAACGTCCGGATGTCGGAAAGGTTCGCGCCAAGCGCCTCGGCCTGGGCCTTGGCTTCAACCGCGCCGCTGCCGAGGTTGCGCATGGCCGTACGGCCGGTCTTGCCGCTGGTGTCGGCCTCGGCCCCGACCTTCTTGATCTCTTCCCTGACCGTGGTCATGGCCGCGCCGGTGTCCGCACCGGCCTTTTTGCCCTTGGCCCCCACGTCGTCCAACGCCGCTCCGACCTTGGCCGCCGGCTGCGTCACCGCGCCGGCATCCAGCTTGAGCGCGCCGCCCAGGTCGACGCCGCGCCCCTTGGCCGCCAGGGCATCCAGATCCTGTGCGGTCTCCTGGATGCCCCGGCGGCCCGAGGTGTTGTCGGTCTCGATGATGATGCGGACGCGGTTTTCCGGGGTATTCATGGCTAAAACAGTCTCGGTTCTCGGCTTTGGTAGTAGAGTTCAAGGATGCCCAAATCGATCCAGGTCTGTTCCGCCAAATCCTCTTGCCCGAAGGGGTAGCCGCCCAAGCGTTTGATCCGCAGCCAGATCAAGTAGCTGACATAAGGGCTCGGGGCGGCCAGACGCTTAGGGCAGCCGGCGCAGGCCGCCCGAAGCCACGGCCCATTGGTGGCTACGCACTCGGCGAGGGGTCGCTCATGTCCGGGGCATCCTTCGAAGTGTCGTCGAATAACGGATTCGAAGGGTCCGTCTCGAAGTCCTCCACGACTTCGAAATTGCTTTCCTCGTCAGCGGTCCGGGTGGAGTTCAGGACCTGTTGTCCGATGCGGGCCAGGATGTCGGGCCGGTGTTTTTCCAGCAGGTTTTTCCAATTCGGGTCGTAGTCCGGGTCCATCTTATCCGAGCTGATGATCTGGCCGGCCTCGTTGGCCAGACAGCCTTTCTTGAAGCCGAGCGCCACACGTTTTCCCAAGGCAACCTGCTCGGGAAAGACGTTGGCCTTGGTCATGACCTTGTTGCCTTTATGTTTGACGGTGGCTTTGGTGTAGGCGTCCCGCTCGGCCTGGACAGGCAGGCGGTAGTAGAACTCCAGTTTCCGCCCGGACACCCGGTCCGTCATCTCCATGACATTCCGGCCGCCCAAAACGAGGGGTTGCGTCTCTTCCGACATAGGGGCTCCTTTGCTTGGTCAGGGGTTAAAGGATGGTCAGACGCCATTCGTCGTCGCCGGCGTCGCGGTGGGCGTTGGCGATGTAGTTGGCGGCGTAAGCGGCGATGCCCGTGCGTTCGGCGTGTTTGAGACCGTCGTATTGGGCGGCCGCCAGTTCAATGCGAATCCGGTTGCCGGGCTCGCTGCCGAACAGGGTGGCGATGCGCGAGGTCTGGGCCGCCTTCCACTTGGCCCAGGGGTTGAAGTTGGCCAGGGAATCCATTTCCGGGTTGACCGAGCCGGTGGGCTCGCGGCCGGTGATGATCGCGCCCACCATGCCCTCGACCGCGTTGGCGTCCAGGCGGTCGGCGATGGTGTTGCCCATGGCGTAGGTCAGTTCGGTGACCACCGGCCGGTAATCGTCGATGATGACGTTGGCGCCCATGAACATGGGCGGCACGATCTTGGTGAGTTCGGGAACCGGGATGGCTCCGGCGTCGGCCGGATCGGTCCACAGGCCGGTCATGGTGAATTCGAACAAGGGGTACTTGTTGACGGCGCAATTGAGCGTGAACGTGCCGCGCGCGCCGGCCACGGTGTAGAGGATGGCGTCCTTGTAAAAGAGCACCGCCGCCGAATCCTGGTCCTGCGGCCGCTTGGTGGCCGGACGGTATTCGATGCCGGACGCGGCGGAAGTCACGTCGGCCAGGACGGTGGAAGACGCGCCGGTTACCTGTTCGGGCTCGAACGTTCCATTCACGGCCTTGAGCACCAAGGTGTTCTTGCCATCGATATGATGCAGTGTCCCCGTGGCGTGGGACGTTGCGCCAGCAATCTCTTCGCCGATCAGGAAGCCGGTCACCGAGGACACGGCCAGCCGCACCACGTCGGTGCGTTGGGTGCCGCAGGCGAGCAGGAACGGCTCGCAGTCCGAGGGCAGCACCTTGCCGGTGCCGTCCAGGCCGCCGCCGCGCAGCTCCACCTGGGCCTTGAAGGTGATCTTCTTCGAGCCGATGACCGCCCCGGCCGGGGAGAACGTGCCGCGCACCACGTCGCGCTTGACCTTCTCGCCGGTCGGCTCCACGTCCACGCCGTTGTTGACCAGGACGCCGTTTGCCGGCGTCAGGTCGGGTACTTGGCCGTAGGTGGTCTCCTTTCCGGCCAGGACCACGGCTTTTCGGGTCAGTTGCATTTCTTGTTGGGCCATGTGGTGTCTCCTTATTCGCCAAGCAGGTACGGCTGGGCGATCTCGTAAACCGCGTAGCAGGCCGTCATGTCCGGCCTGGACAGGAAGGTTTCCTGGCGTTTGAGGATGGCCGGCATGTCGGCCCTGACCTCCTTGCCGTGCAGCAGTTGGCGCACCGCTCCCAGCAGGGCGTAAACCCCGGAAGCGCCGGCCCGGGTCGCGGCGTTGCCGCGAAGCGACCGGTCGCAGACGAAGACGAAATAGGCCCCCCGGTCGACCTGGCGCTGGCCGTGGTTCTCGATGACCGAACCGGCGTAGACCACCAGGACCGCCGGCAGGTTGGGCAGGAGTTTCGCCAGGCCTTCGGGCTCCAGATCGTCGCCGTAGGTCTTGATCTCGCGCACGCCGTGGCTGTCCCGAAGCGGCGAAAGCTTGGCCACAAGCGCCTCTTCCATCTCATGAATTTCAAGCATTGGCGGCGGCTCCCAGGTAGGTAAGGAGCACGTCCCCGATGGTGTTCCAGTCCTCGGCGCTCAGGCCCAGGTAAGGCCGGGCCGGGATGCGCACCACCTTGACCGTGCGCGCTTGGCCGTCGGCCCCCCGAAAGAACAGCGCTTTAGCCGACCTCGGGCGAATCACGCCGCCTTCCTGGTGAATCCGTGCATAGAGGAGCGAAGGGCCGCTCGGACCAACCGTCACCTGATCGGCCGAAGCCTCGAACCCGATGCCGGACTTGAGCGCTCCGGTGTCAACCAGGGTCTGCCCGCCCTGGAGCACGGCCCGGCGGCTGGGTTTCCAGGGCTGGCCGCCCGGCGATCGCCCCAGCTCGAAGTTCTCCTGGATCGAGGACACCAGGGCCATGCCGATGCGGGCCATGGCTGGGGTCAGGTCGTTGACCCTCGCTTCGATCCTGGCCAGCAGTCCCGCCGCCGGCCCGGCGATCACTTCGACGAGGATCATCATCGCGGCATCCTTTTCCAGAAATCATCCCCGAACCGAGGGGAAGCAGTGGTCACGGACAGGCCGCAGTCGCCCGCAACCACCGGTTCCCCGCCGATAGTCCCGGGCAGCTTGAGCGTGCCGGCGGCGAACTGTTCCAGCAGGGCGATGGCTCCATTGTAATCGGCGGCCACGGGCTTGATGACGTCCCCGAGGTTCGGGCGGCGCTGGTAGAGCCGGTAGCGCGCGATCCGGGCGGCCAGGTTGCGCACGATCCGGGGCGGCGCGGCCAGGGGCACCTCGGCCACACCGGCCAGATGCGCGTCGACCTCCTGGGAGGCCTGGTCAAAGACGTCGGCCAGGATGGCGGCCACGGCCGGGTCGGACAGGTCGGCGGCCGTGCCGGCGTCGTTGGTCAGGTCCAGGATGTCGCGCTCCTGGATGAGCGCCCGGAGGTCCTCAAGGGTGACGTAGGCCATGACGTGCCCCGGGCCTTACAGGACCACGGCGTCGCACACGCCCTTGGGGTTGACGACCGGGAACGGCTTGGACTCGGCGATGAGCTTGTAGCCGCTCGGGTCGCCGGTCTTGAGCGGTTTGATGAACAGCGGCAGGGCCTGCAAATTGGCGTCGAGGTCGTCCACGGCGCAGTACGGCAGCTTGTGGCCGGCATCGAGGGCGATCATGCGCACGGTGTCGTCCGGCACGGCCGGGGGCATGGCTCCGGACTCCGGGTCGCGGAGCTTTTTCCGACCGGCGCTTGACCAGATAGCCGCCGACGTTGATGCCCTGGCTGGTGATCTCCACCCGGATTTGCGCCGTGGTCTTGGAGTTCTCGGCGATGACGAACAGCGCGTTGTAGGCTTCCTTGCCGGCCCAGATTTCGACCTGCCCCCCGTAGCCGCCGTCCTGGATGGTCTCTTCCATGTCGGACAGGCAGGCATAAACGTCCTTGAGCTTGACGTCGGCAGCGTTCCAGGCCTTTTCCGCCGCAACGGACAGTATCGTGCCGTAGACGACTTCAAAGACGTCGAAGCCGCCGTTTTCCAAGGCCACGGGCCAACGCAGCGTGCCGGACAGCGCTCGGGCGCACAGGGCTTCGGTGGTGCGGCGCACGGCCCGGCGCAGGTAGTCGGTCTTGGTCCTGGCCCAGGCCTCCAGGCTTTCGCCCTTGAGCATCTGCAGGTTGTTCATGTCGGCGGCCGTGACCGCCTTGTGGACGCGCACGGGCAGCGGTTCGTACATGGCGATGCCGCCGCCAGCGGAGACCGCCGCGATGCTCGGGCCGCCGCGTCGGATAAACGGCAGCGGCTGGGCATTGACGGCAATGTCGTCCGCGCCGAGCAGGGCAAAGGGATGCTGCGGCCGCTCGGTAAAGATGGCATCCATGACCGGGGTTTTGAGGACCGGCAAGGCGGTCAGATAGGCGATAATGGCTTCGCGGGTGAAAAGGCCGCGCAGGTTGAGCATGTCGGGACTCCTTTAGTTGGCCAGATGCCGGCTTCGGTGAGCAGGGCCAGCACGGCGGCCGAGGGCGCGGCCGGGGCGACGGCCCCGATCTTGAGCACGTCCTTGCGGACGCTGCCGTGGACGATGACCAAGCCGGAACCGGACGCAGCGGTATCCACGACTTCATCCAGGACGCCGCTCAGCCGACGGCAATAGGCGGCAGCCACTTCGGCCCCGTTGGCCACATTGGCGGCGAACTCCACGGCCACGGCTCCGGTGGCGTAGTTCACGGTTCCGGTGCCGCCGGCGCTGCCGAAAAGACGGCCGTAGCCGTCGTCAACAAAGGTTTCCACGCCGTCGCTCACGGATGCCGTTCCGGGATGGGTCGGGGCCTTGGCCAGGACGCCGGTATAAGCCTTGACGGCTCCCGTGCCCGTGGCGAGCACCTCGCCGGCCACGGCCTCGAAGGGAATGGCCAAGCCGTTTTCGTCCTGGGCCAGGAGCAGGCCCGGGGGCAGCACACCCTGGCCGGGCTTGAGCTTGCGCGAGACGATGACCGGCGGGTGGCCTTCGCCCCGGCACGCTGGTCGTCGTAGTTGATGCGGGTAACAAGGCCGTCGATGGTCATGGCTGCCCCTTAGACCTTGCCGGTCAGGTCGGCGGTCTCGCCGCCGGTTTTGCCGCCAGCCCCGGCCGGGGCGGCGAATTCCTTGGTCAGGCTGTTTTCCTGCCGGCCTTCCAGCTCCCGCCAGTAGGCTTCCTCGTGGCCAAGCTTCTCGGTCTTGCCGTCGCCCGCCGCCAGTTCGATCTCGCCCCCGGCGCTGCCCAGGGCAAGCGGCAAAGGCCAGCACCTTGGCCTTCTCCCCGGGCAGGGCCTTGCCGGCCGCAACCAGGGCCTCGAAGCGGCTTTCCCGGCCTTTGACGGTCTGTTCGCCCTTGAAGGCGGCGAATTCCTGGACCGCCTTGTCCCGGTCGGCCTCGGCCGCCTGGACGCGCTTGGTCAGGTCTTCGATCTGGGCCGCCAGCTCCTTGGTTTTGCCTTCGCCGGCCTTTTCGCCCTTGAGCCGGGCGATTTCGTCCCGGGCTTCCTGCAAGGCCTTCTTGGCGTCGGCGATTTCCTGCCGCAGTCGCGCCAGTTCAATCCCATGTCCGTCTCCTTGGTCGCCTCCCTGGCGAATTCGAAGGTGATTCCATCCTCGGCCCGGCCAGCCGTACTTCGGCCAGACCCGGTATGGCCGGCTGGCAGCGCCTAAAAGACCGACGTGCCAAAGCCGCCAACCCCTGGCGAACTTGGCCGAGACGTTGCGATAGCGCCCCCTGGTCCACGGCCACGCGGAATGGGATCGGGCAACGTCGTCAAACCGGGCCAGCAGCACGTCGCCGTCGCGTTTGACGGCGGCCAGCCATCCGTAAGGCCGGGTCGTCGAGCTTGGGATGGCCAAGGACCAGCGGCACGCGTCGGTCGGCCGGGTCGAAGCTGGCCACGGCCGCGTCGAGGTCGTCGCGGGTGATGCTGATCGCCTCGCCGGACCAGGCCGTGTACGGGCCGCCGGCCCGGGCGATCTCGATCCATTTGGTGGGTGCTGCCATGGCCCCTGGTATGCCCGAGGCGGCGAACACAAAAGGAGCACGCTACGGACGCGCATGGACACAATTGCGGCAATGCCCCGCGTTTCGGGGCAGAGGTGGGATAATCCCGGGATAATCCTAGGTCTAAAATGGGTCTAGGATTTGGGGAGGCGGTTGCAGGCCACGGTCAGCGGCGGGATGGACGGGGGAACGTCTCAGGGGACCGGGTGGGATCAGGTGGTCAAAAGAGGTCTCAAGGCTCTTGGGGACCGCTTGACCAGGTCAACGCGGATGA